AAATCAACCTCTTTAAGAATTTTTTCTTCTGCATTTTTAATAAAAAAACTTAAATTGTTTTTAAAAGTAGTTTCAGAATTTTCTGTCCATTCTTGAATGGCAGTTTTTAATGTTGTGTATGTATAGCTCATGATACGCTCACTGTAACTGTGCCTACAGCGCCTTGCGCTTGTGGCGCTCTTGATTGATATAACAATGTAGTTAAATCAAATATTGGAAAGGAAACGGTAACACCAATGATATTATTTGTGTCTGGCCTTGGATCTCTTAATGCTTCAGCATCTATAGCGTGACGAACAGGTTGTATTTGTGGATGCTTTTCTTCCCATTCGTCTTTTCCAACAAGCAAACCGTTCCATTCTTTACGCATATCACGCAAACGATACCTGAAACCAGATCTATCAGAAATGCCATAAGCATCTTTTCCAGAAGCAAACTTTCCCATCATCTAATACTATAGAACTGAAGGTTAGGGCTTACACTGAATGACGCTCTATCACGATCCTCTGCTTGAGCTTTGTCAAACTCTTCGTCATATATGGTTTTTAACACCTGTATTCGTTCTGGCGCTTTCTTAATGGATAAATAGTAAGCAAGCCCAGCAGCTAAACATGGATAGAATCGAAATGGTATGTCTACTGTATTAGTAAACGTATCAGCGTCATCTATCCTTGTGAGAGAGTCATAAACCAGTACATCTGTACTGTTTTCAGGTGTAGGCCATATTTTAATTACAGGCGTTACTTGACGATCAACAAAGAATTGAGAAGGACGGGATTGAGTGTCTTTGGAGTTTATTGACAGATAGCATCTCTGCTAACTCTGCTCATAGACAAATCAGAGTCGCTTCTTCGCACTACCATAGACAAAACATCAATTACGTCTGCGCCAAGAGTATAACTAGCAGTTCCTTGAGTAAGGGCTTGCGTTCTTTGCGTTATAGTCCACTGGTTCAAGCCGCGATTGGCCCAATCAGCAAACATTAAATTCAAAGAACGCTTTGCAGTTTTTAGGTCATAACCTGTTTTAACTTCCAAGCCGCAACGCTCAAAAGCTTCCTCAATGTAATCACTTACATCTAGTTCAAAATCAGTTGACCCGGAAACAGCCATTACTTCTTCTTCTTCTTAGCTGCTCTTTAGCGGCACCACCGCCCTTCATTCCTTTAGGCTTCACCTTGCCTCCGTCCATCATGCCCATAGCCATAGCTTTGCGAGGAGAAACTTGTTTAGCTGCTCCGCCACCCATCATTTTTTTAGGGGCAACTTTTCCGCCAACACGCATTTTCTTAGCTTGTTTAGCAGCGCCGCCACCCATCATTTTCTTGGGAGCAGTTGCACCGCCGCCACGCATGCGTTTAGCTTGTTTTTTGGCACCTACCATTTTGATGTCTCCTATATCTACGGTTTAAAATCAAATTTACATAATCTTGAGGATCATAGTTTTCATAGTATCCCATTTTTTCTAGCTTTTGACTAGCATCATCTAATTCTGACAATCTTTGTATGAATACCATCGTAAAATTCGTTTGAAAAGCAAGCAGCCAAACATCCATTTTATTGTAAGCAAACCACTCATTCATCGCAATACAAGCTGCTTCGACTTCTTCATATGTCTGTGATGGCTCCTCTTCTAAACAAATTATAATTGAATGCTTATCACTAAAATTCTTGCATTGTGCCGCTATAGTTTCCCACAAATCTTGCCTACTAACGCATTCAACTACTTTTAACTTTTCTTCCTTAAATGCTTTTTTTGCATAAGGACAAGGAGCAAAACCCAGATCAGGGTCCACCACACTTAAATCATTCATAACCCAGTCTTCAATTAACTTTAGGATTTCTTTCTTCTCTTTAATGACTTCACCCTTCTTGGCTTACCTGCTGGTTGCCCAAGCCTTCTCTTTTGCAATACCCTGCTACGCTTCTCAGCGGCTGTCATTTCTTTGGTTGTTTTGGGAGTCTTAGAGGAGACACGTTTGGAGGGGCGACAATATGGAGTTTTCCGTTTATCACCTTTGCTACGCCCACACGCTTTCCCCGTGGAAACGTCTTTCCAGTCCTCTTTGAACCATCTTTTGAGAGCCAGACCACTTTTGGTTTTCCTTACCGCCATGCTAAAACCCTATCACCACTCTAAAAGCTTATCACTACTATTCGGATCATATTCACACATATAAGATCTAGGACAAAATTCACTTACTATCATTGATGTTCTAGTCTTATTTGCCCCTAAATAAATACAATGCCATTCACCATTTACTTTTTTATATTTTTCAAGCCTACACTCAACAAATTTAGTTTCTGCCCTTGCTATCACAGCAATCATTACAACAAAAAGTACTATAACAACAACTACAACACCACTAATCATAAAGAACTGTTTTAGGCTTTCTTCAAATTCTCTGGCTTCCTGTATTTTTTTTCGTCTAGCCGCAGCAGCCTCCTCCTTCGCAGCCTGTATGCGCCTAGCCCGTTCATCTACGATGGAACGCCATGTTCCGTGACCAAACCGCATATCAACTAAACTAGCTACTTCTTGCATTTGTTCTTTAGCAAGACGAGCGTCAATTACCTCTCTTGCAACATTCGCAACACCAAATTGATCACCTACACCCACGCCGGATTTCTTGTTGCGTTTTTTCTGTACTTGGCTTTCGCCCTCAAAAAGATTATCAATATATCCAGCAATATCAGATATATCATTAGCAGTTCCAATAGCACTCTTAATGCCATCAACTGCACTTTTAAATAATGCTATTCCTGCAAGGGCAGTCGAAATTGGTTCCATTTTTTCCTACGAATACTGCGTTGCTTTTCTTTTGTTACTCATGACAACACCGCACCCTCTAGCAACATTTGGATTGCTAGAAGGCCGCTTTGCCCTTGTAACTGCCCCTCCATTATTCATTGTAACAGCACCACCAGTGGCCTTCTTCTTGGCTTTCTTCTTGCCTCCAGTGCCGTAATTAGCCGCACCAACTTTTCGGCATTTTGCAATAGCCCCTGAAGCATATGCGCTCGGGAAAACTCTGTAGCGAGCTTTTACTTTACGATAACAAGCGTCTTTAGGCATTTTAGAACTCCGCTTTGATGGTGGGTTTGAAATTTGTTTTGGGATGGAACTGCGCGAGATTGTCATCATAAGTCCTTCCTGTAAATTCTTCCCACATAGGCTTTAGCATTTTATGATTTGCATCTACCTTAAAAGCAATAACCGCTGTATCGGTCTTTAAATCAACAATGGAAGTCCCTATCCAGCCAAGCAATCCAAGCAAAGCCGTAAGGAAGACAGAGCTAGAAGCAATTGCAATACCCTTTAACATTTCCATCTCCGCCTTGCTTGACGTAACCGTGAATTAGGATTTTTTGCCGCTTTTGGAAATTTCTTCATTTGTCCAGCGGATCTGGCGCAAAATGACTTACGCCGTTTTGCAGCGGCAGAACCTTTTTTCACCTTACCCGTAACAGCAGTCTTCAGCTTGCTGCCAGGGTTATCTCTCTTATATTTAGCGACACCAGCCTTTGTCATTCCCGCTCCACTTTTGGTAGAGCGGAAATACTTTTTCGTCTTAGGGGGCTGTTTGTCCCTTTTACGAGCCATTTTAGTAGCTCTTTCTGACTTGCATAATAACGGTGTATGTATCAGCCGAAGCATGACCTACGGTTGTAAACATAATGTCACCTGTAACACCGGAACTAGCTGGATTGGTTAAACCACCAAAGCTGGTGTAGTCATGATGACCACTTTGATTTTCACCCAACTCAATACAAAAATCATCTGCTGACGCATCAAACAAAATTTTGACCTTCATACCATTACACTGCCACCACATTTTTTCTATAGTGGCTCTTGTGCAAGCATTACCTGATGCGCTTTTAGACAAAGCAGAAACATCAACTTTTTTAACAGCACTTTCTCCTGATCCATCAGAAATGTTGGTAAATTTAAGTACAGCAGTTTTTTCGCCATCAACCAAGGTTTGTGAAGTCACTGCATCTGCCATATCAATCTCCTTTTAAAACAAGTGTAGGTGGGGAATTACCCCCACCTAGCTCAATTAACCGTTATTNAAATCGACATTCATGCCAGTAATACGGATCCAAATTTTACCTGCTAAATAAGCGGCGTTTGTTGCAGCACCTTGTACAAGGTACACATACTTTTTAGTCAGAGCCGCCATAACAGCACCAGAATCTACGGCGTTATAGTAACCTAAAGTGAGATCGCCGTTGTTCATCATCTGAGTGCCCGAAGCAACCGCAGCACCAGAAGCAGTAGTTCCTGTAGCAGAAATGTCTACGTTAATGTCTGGGTCACCGCCAGTTGGAACTTCAACGCAACC